TCATAATAAATGTTATATTTATCAATAAAATATAATAAATGATCACAAGTATATAATTTATCAAAAAACATATGATCACAAAATGATCACAAGTAGTATTTAATGAGAACGATATGATCAAAAATAAATAGAGGTATAAAATGCCATAATTTTAATAATTAGTTTTATGAATAGAGTTCAATAAAAATGTTAAAAATAAAAATTAAAAATTAGAAATTATAAAATTAAAAATTATAAAATGAAAAATAAAATAATAAATTAAAAAATGAAAATTAGAAATTATAAATTCAAATTAGAAATTATAAAATGAAAAATAAAATAATAAATTAGAAAATAAAATGTTAAATTAGAAAATAAAATGTTAAAAATTATATTTATGGTATTTATTACATTTTATTTTACAATTTAATCCAAATTTGCAATATTCTTGAATTCTAATTTTTTTGTAATAATTAATTATATTAATATCATGTGAACATTTACAATAATTATCAATAAAAATACAAGGATAATCATTAATAAGGAACCAACATGGAATAACTTTATTATATTTATTTTGTGTAAATGTATTATTATTTTCAAATAATCTTTTCATAATATATTAATATAAATAATTATTATTTTTTTATGTAAAATTGAAAAAAGGTTCATCACCTTTACATTTAATTTCTTTAATTTTAATTTTATAACATTCATTATCATGATCTTTATATGTTTGGTTACTAAATGGTGTAGGTGTTTTAATAATTTTCTGTTTATACATAGTAGTAATATATATATATATAATACCGATAATGAAAGAAATAAAAAAAGGAATAAAGTGAAATTGAAAATTAGTTTTAATAGTCATTTTAATTAAAAGTTATTATTTAATTTTGATACATCTACCAGTTCTTTTATTACATATTTTACCTTCTTCTTTACAATTTCTTTTACATTCTTTATCAGGTAAATCTGTATCAGGTAAATCTTTATTAGGTAAATCTTTACGAGTTAAATCTTTTTTAGGTAAATCTGTATCAGGTAAATCTTTATGAGTTAAATCTTTTTTAGGTAAATTTTGTTTAGGTAAATTTAGTTTAGGTAAATTTTGTTTAGGTAAATTTTGTTTAGGTAAATTTTGTTTAGATAAATCTTTAAATTGATTATTGTCATGTGTAATAAAAGTAGGGTATTTAAAATGTGTATAAATATGATGATTATCAGGTTTAACAGGGTATTGATTTTTGAATAAATTAACTTTATCAATAATAGAAGAATTGTTATATTGTTCTAAATATATATTATAATCATCATAAAATTTGTTACGTTTAGATGAAATATCTTGTATATATATATTAGTTAAATCAATATTAGTATCATCAATATGTTTATTTTGTAGATATTTAGCTTTACATTCTTTAATAAATTGATTTTTAGTTTTATTAAATATAAATGTCATTTTATATTATATTTCAGTTATTTTTTCAAAAGAACTTTTAAATTGGTTAATAATAAATTCTGAACCATTCATTTTTTGTTCATAAATATTAAGTGGTATATATTTTTTAATAATTTTTTTAGATTTTTCATTATTAAGTTTTTGTTGATAATATCCTTGTATAATAATTATAATTCCGATAAAAAGTAATGTAAGAATTAATGATTTCATTTTATATTATTATAAATATAATTAATCAATTTGAGTAACATCTATAGTTTCAACATTATCAGTTTTAATATCAATTTTATTATCATCTTTATTATCAATATCATATAAATCTAAACCAACCATAACAACATTAATAACTTTTTTAGAGAATTCAACAGGTTTAATAATAGAATAACCAGAATATAATAAAGAACTATTAATAATAAGATCTAAAAGGTCTCTATAAGATTTAAATTCATCAGTATCATTAATATTTTTAATTTTTTGTATAATAAGGTGATCAGGATTAAGTTCAAGAATTCGTTTATTTAACATATAATTGGTAGATGAATCATTTTGTGCAAGTGTTTGTGCTTTAATAATTTTTTCCATATTAGCAGTAAAACCATAGTCTGGTGATGTAACAATACAAGGTAATCCATCAATTTTATCAGAAATTTTAGCATCAATAAATTCATTACTATAATTTTTTTTTATAAAATCGCATAAAATTTTATATTCATCTTGTTTATTTTTGAGTAAATCTTTATGATCTTGTGTAGTATTAGGTAGTTCAACATCACCTTTGGTGATACAAACTAATTTATAATCTTTATATTGTGAAAGTCTTTGGCACATATATTCATCAACAGTATCAGTCATATATAAAACATCTAATTTATTTTTTTTAAATCTATTAAGAAATGGTGATGTTTTTAATAATTCGATATCATCTCCTGAAATATAATAAATTTCTTTTTGAGTTTCAGTAAGATTAGTAATATAATCATCAAAAGAGATATATTTATTAGGACTATTAAGTGAAAAATATAATAAAAGATCAGCAACTCTTTCTCTATCGGTAGATTCTTCATAAACTCCTAATTTAATATTTTTTTGGTAAGTATTATAAATTTTGGTATATAATTCAATATTTTGCATAGAATTTTTGAGCATATCAATACTTTTTTTAGTAATACTTTTTTTGATAATCTGTATAATTTTATTTTCTTGTAACATTTCTCTGGATACGGTTAATGGTAGGTCATCAGTATCAATCATACCAGAAATAAAATGTAACCATTCTGGGCAAATAGTGCTACTATTATCACTAACAAAAATTTTTCTAACATAAATTTTAATATTATTTTGTTTAACTCCTCTTTCAAAGATATTACTTTTAGTTTTTTTAGGTAAAAATAAAACTCCTTTATATTCAAATTGTCCTTCACCTTTGATATGTTTATAACAATAAGGATCATCAATATCATTACATAATGATTTATAAAATTTATTATATTCTTCGGTAGTAATTTCCGAAGAATTTCTTAACCAAATAGGTTTATTTTCATTAACAACTTGATATTCATTAATATATTCAGTAATTTTTTTCATTTTTTTTTCTTTAATATTTGCAGGTTTATCATCAACATCTTCAATAATAACATCATCATCAGTATTAACTTTAAATAAGTCATCTAAATTATTATCATCAGTTTTAATATCTTTTTCAGTTTTAATATTTTTTTCAGTTTTAGTATCAGTATCTACATCTACATTTTCATTTTCATCTTCAATTTCTTTAGTAATTTCTTTTTTAATTAAAATTTCGATAGGATGAGTAATATATTGTGAATGTTCTTTAATAATATTTTTAAGTTTAGTAGTATCAGTATAAGTATTAATTAAATCTTCTTTTAATAAAAGTTGTATAATAGTGCCTTGTTTAAAATCAATATCATCATTAATAGTAAAATTGTTAAGTTTTTCGATAATATAATTATTAGTAGCATCAGATTCCCATTTCCAAATTTCATTATTTTTGTTAGAAATGATAGTAACTTTATCAGCTACTAAAAAAGCGGAATAGAATCCAACTCCAAATTTACCAATAAGATTAGTATCTTTAGCTTTTTCCATAAAAGCTTTAGTACCTGAATTGGCAATAGTGCCAATATTTTTAATTAAATCATCTTTATTCATAGCATCACCAGTATCAATAATTAAAAGTTGTTTATTATTTTTATCTGGGATAATAGTAATTTTATTTTGAATTTTATTATCAATTTTGTTAGTAATAGAGTTATAATTATATCTATCAATACTATCACTGGCATTAGAAAGTAATTCTCTTAAAAATATGTCTTTATTAGAATAAAAATTATTAATAATTAAATTCAATAAAGAAGAAATATCTGTATCAAAAGTGTATTTTTGTGTTTCAGACATTTTTATAAAAATAAATAAATAATTCTTTATATATATTTAGTTTAAGAAACCCAAGTGCCTTGTCTTTGTTGAAGATTACCACATTTTTCTAAAAATTTCTTACGATTAATATAATTGCGTGTATCTTCGCCTCCTCTAATCCATTTAGGAACGATATGTTCATGATTTTGAACTTTAGAAACACAATCTAACATAGGAATCATTTGATAAGTTTGTTTTTCCATAATATTTTGATTACATGTATTTGAAATATGTGTGCTATCAGTTCCTGATAATAATTCTAATTCATTATTAGGATCTCCAATACCAGGTCTTAAATTAGGACAGGCTTGAAACATTCGTTCATATAATTGAATATTACATTTATCTTTAGTCATTTGTTGTTTATTATTTCTAAAAACCGATTCTTTATCAATTAAGCAATTATCCGGATGATTAGCAACATTGGGATGAGGAGAACCTCTTAAGTTAACATGGTCTAAATAAAATTCAGGTATTCTAATATTAGGATCATTACATTGTATAAAATTTCTATTATAGTGTGTATAATCATCAATTAATTTATTAGAAATATCTTTAGATTCTTTATGACATGTATCATTATATAAATCACAATATTTGTTATACATTATTTTATTTTAAATAATATAATAAAAAAAAATATAATTTAGTTTTAGATACTGGTTCTTTTAGTAGTTTGAATTGTATATATTCCCATACCTCCTCCTCCAACAATATCAAGATCAGTTCTGTCTAAATTTAAATTTTGAATACATCTAATTTGATTGCCTTCTTTACAAGATTTTTTATTATTATTTGTATTATATAGCCATTGTGCAAATGTGTTTTGATCATTAGGTATAGTTTTTCCAGGTATAGTATAAAATTGTCTAATAGATAATCCTCTATCATATAAGTCATTAGAATCTCTAAAAATATTTTTATAAAACTGTTGGTTTATAATATCATTATTTAATTCACATGGTGGTAAATGATTAGGATATAATATATTTGGATTCATAAAAGGATTATTAATAGAAGTATATATACATTTATTATTAAATTTTTCTTTAATATTTTGAATATATTGGTTATATATAATAATAGTAAAAAATCCAATAATAATAGATAATAAAATGTAAGATAAATCAAATTTATTGAATAAAACAAGTATAATACTAATAATAATAGACAATAAAAATATTAAATTAAGTTTATTAATAAAATCTAATTCATATGTGTGATTATTGAATAAATTAATTAACATTTGAGGATTTTCTAACCAGAAATTAGATATCATGTTTATTTATTTTTATCATCTAATTTCTTTTTTAATCTATTTTTAGTTTCCATTTTTTTTTGCATATTTTTCATTTTACCTTTATTTCCCCCCATATTATTATTTCCCATCATTGATGACATCATTTTCATAATGTTTCCAATATCAGGTTCATTTCCATTAGAATTATTTCCCCCTAATCCAGGTAATTTACCAGCCATTTTGATAGCATCATTTAATAAATTTTCTTGTTTAATATCACCATTTTTTAATTTACTGGCCATTTTTTGACTAACATCTGATATTAAATTACCAATACCATTATCAGGATTACCTAATGCACCTAAAATATCACCATCATTTTCAATAGAACTTTTAACTTTATCTAAATCAATTTCATTAACAATTTCTTTGGCTAATTTACCAATACTTGTATCTTCAATTTCTTCAATAGAAAATCCAGTAGAATTTTTGATATTTAATTTAGTAATTTTATTAATTAAATTTTTATGTCTTTCAGGTAAATTATCATCATTATCATTACCTCTAAGTTTTTCCATAATAATTTTAATTTCATTTTCATTTAATTGATCATCAATAAATAAAGAAAATATTAATAAAAATTGTGTTAATATTTCAATTTTTTTGATAATTTTATTAATTTGTTCTAATTGTATATCTTTAATTAAACATTTAGTGTTATTTTTTAGAATCCATTCATTAATATTTTCATTTAATTGTAATTCTTGAATTGAATTATTATCAAAATTTGATTTAAAATAGGTAATATATTCATGTGAATAATTATTAAAAGTATTATATTCTAATTTAATACTTTTAATAATATTTTTAGCATTAGTATCTTTAGAGTTTTTAGCATTTTTTTTAATAGTTTTTATAAATTTTAAAAAATATTGATTGAAGACATAAATATTGGAAGTCATATTAAAAGATATTGATATATTTTTATTTTGTATATCTACTTATTTCCTTTATATATTAAATATCTTTATTTCGCATTTCTTGAATTTCAGCAATACTTGGTAATTTTTTATGAGATTTATCTGTATCATCATTTGCTATAATTTCTTGATTATTAATAATAATTTTATCATTATCATTATTATTAATTTCTTCCCATATTGATATTGGTCCTATAACATTATTAATATTATCAATACTTTCAAAATTTTGTGAAATATCAGAAAAAAGTCCATTTGGTTCGTTTAAATTTTGATTATTAAGAATAGTATTATCATTATTATTATTATTATTATCATTATTATTATTATTATTATCATTATTATTATTTAATAAAATGCCTTTATTAGGTATAAATAGAAGATCTAAAATATTTTTACCAAAAATAAATCTATTTTCATTAATAATTAAAAGTGCAGGAACATGTTTAATTCTATGATCAATTTTATAATTATTAGATTTTAAATAATCAATGGATAATAATTTAATTTTTTTATCTTTATCATGTATTTTTAATGTTTGTAATAACATATTACAATGATTACATTGACTACTATAAAATAAAATCATTTTTAGTTAATAAATAAACAAATTAGTTTTAAATAAAAATGATTTAAATATTATATTTATATTAAAATAATAAATGTTTAAAAATTTAAAATTTAATAAAATATCAAATAAATTAGAATTTGAAATATCAAATATAGATATATCAATATTAAATGGATTAAGAAGAATATTAATATCAGATATACCAGTATTAGGATTTAAAACAGATGATAATTTAATAAATATAGAAGAAAATACAACAAGTTTAAATAATGAAATAATAAGTAATAGAATAGCTTTAATACCGATAAATATAAGTGAAAAATATAATGAAGAGTTTGATTCAATAAATAATAGTTTTGAAATAATATTAGATGTAAGTTGTGAAAATAAATTAGATTTAAAAAATATAACAACAAATGATTTAAAAATAAAAGTGGATGGAAATATAGTAAAAAATAATAAAGATTATTTTAATTATAATTCAATATCAAATGAACCAATATTAATTCATAGAATAAAAAATAATCAAATATTAAGATTAAATGCAAAAGCAACAAAAGATATAGGAAGAAATAATGCTTCATTTTGTATAGTATCTGGTATAGCAGTTTATAATAAAATAAATGAAAAAAGTAAAGAAACCGATATAATAAAAAAAGAACGTGATATTGTAGAAAATATTTATATTTTTAAATTTGAAATAATAAATAATACAATATCACATTTATATTTATTTAAAAAAGCAATAGAAATATTAATATTTAAATTAGATGAAATAAAATTAGAATTATCAAAAAATGATAGTACATTAATTAAAATAAATAATTATTTTGATTATATTAATACATTTGATATTAATATTAAAAATGAAAATGATACTATAGGATATGTAATTCAATCAAAAATATTTGATAAATATATTGTAAATAAAAAAAAATTTAAAGAATATGAATGTGAATTTGTAGGATATACAAAAAAGCATCCATTAGATAATACTTTAATATTAAGAATAACTTTAAAAAACTGTGATGATAAAAATATAATAAAAGCTTTTATTATAGAAGAATGTATTGATTTAATATATTCATTAAATAATATAATAAAAGAATGGATTAATTTTAATGAAATCAATAAATAAATAATATGGATTTAATTAAGGATTTAGAAATATATGATAGTATTGGTAGAACATTAGAAAAAAAAGATAAAGATCATGTAGAAAATATAAAAAAAAGTAAAGATTTAGATAATGAAGATTCTGAAAGTGAAGATTCTGAAAGTGAAGATTCTGAAAGTGAAGATAATGAAGATTTAGATAATGAAGATTTAGATAATGAAGATTTAGATAATGAAGATAATGAAGATTTAGATAATGAAGATTTAGAAATAAATGATAGTAGTAGTATTATATCAGATGATGGTGATTTAAATTTTATAGAAGATATAGAAGAAACTAAAAAAATAAATAAAATAGATATAATAAAAATTTTAAAAGAAGAAAATAATATAAATATATTTAATATAGATAGTTTACATTATTATTATGATGATTTATTTAGTTATAATAATGATACATTATATAATAATAATAAAATAAAAGATTTAGTAAATAAACATTTAAGTTTATTAAATGATGAAATAGAAAAAAACGAAGTATTTTATTTAAACAATGAAAAAGTAAAATATAAATTTATAAATGGAATAGATAAATTAAATTTATTAAATAATTTAAAATTAGAAAAAAATATAGAAATTTATAATAATATAATAAATGATATTACAAATAATATATTAATATATTCATCAACAAATAATAAAAATTTAAAAGATACAAATAATACATTAATAAACTTGTATAAAAGAGAATTTTATTTATCAGGATTAAAAATACCAGAAGATTGTATTTTAAATATAAAAAAACGATATATAAATGTAGAAAATGAAAGTTTAATATCAAAATTAGATAAAATAGAAGAAGAAAGGGATAAAGAAATAATATTTTTAGAAAATAATTTTAATCATATAAATGAGGTAATGATAAGAAATAATAAAGATTTTTTCAATATGAATATTGAAGAATATGATAAAATTCCAGAAATAAAAGAAAAAATAATAAAAAAAAAGAAAGAAATAATAGATTTAAAAGAGAATGAATGGATAATAAAGAAAGATAATATAATAGATAATATAGGAAATATAGATATTGAAATAAATAATGAAGAAATAGATAAATTAATAAATGAAATGGGTGAAATAAAAACAACTTTAGAGAATAATTTAAAAAATGGTTTATTATATGAAGAAGAAATATTATATAATAATAAAAAAATAAAATATTATAATTATAATAATTTAGAAAAAGATATAGAGAATGAAATTATAGATATAGATTTAGTAATAAAAAATATAAATGATTATTTAAAATTAAAATCAATAATTCATTCAATTTTATATTTGAATGATTTAAAAAAATATAATAAAGATAATATAAATATAGAAGAATATAAACATAAATTAAAAATAATAGAACAATTTGATAATATATTATTAGAAAAGTTAGTAATAGATAAAGAAATATTAGAAATAATAGAAAGTGAAGAAAATAATGAAGATATAGATTTAAATAATGAAATCTATGATATAGATATAGATATATCAGATGATAATAAAAATATAATAAATACAAATATAATATTATCAGAACCCGATATGGAATTAAAATATTCATATAATTATAGAAATAATATTGAATTATATAATAATATAAATAATATATTAAAAAAATATATATTTAATTTAATTGAATATTCTGGTTTAAATGTAGATATATCACAAATATTATTAAAAAGTATAAAAATATTACGTAATAATATGGATGAATTAGAGTTATTTAGTATATTTTTTATAAATTGGTATATATATATATATGAGGAAGAGTTAGAAGGTAATTTAGATGTAGTATTAAATTCCGAATGTATAAATTTATGGGAAAGAACAAAACCAATAGAATTTATTGATAAAGGTTATAATTATGATTCAAAATCAATAATGAGTTATATAATATGTTGTTTAAAAAATTTAGAATTAGATATAAATATAGATAAATTATTTGATAAAATATATCATATATATATAAATAATAATGAAATAAGTGATAAATTATTATATTTATTAGAATATTATAATAGTAAAATAAAAAATAAAACAAATGATGATATATATTTAAATATTTTAGTAAAATTAAAAAAAAGTTTAGAAAAAGATGATGTAAATGTAAAATCAAAATATACACAAGCATTATTATATTTACCATTAAAATTGAATAGAGTAAATAATTATATAATGGGTTGTTGTAAGCAATTATTAAATAAAAATTTTAGAGCATTTACAGATTTAGATAATAGTAAACAATTAAAATATATAAAAGATTATATGAAAAATTATAAAAAAATAAATAAAGATAAATGGAAATCAATAAAATATATAAAAAGTAATTTAAATATAGATGAAGATGAAAATAAAGATGAAAATAAAGATGAAAATAAAGATGATATAAATATTGAAGAAAAAGAAATAATAAATGATAAAATAAATATAATAACATATATAAATGAAAATTTTGAAAATTTTCCAATAGAAATGTTAAAATTTAAAAATGATAGTGAATTAAATAATATTGTAGAAAATAATATAAAAAATTATTTATCATATATAAGTATAAATAATAAAAAAAATAATGAAATATTTATAAATATAATAAAAGAAAAGTGTAAATTTGTTGATATATTAAAAAAATTAATACAAATATCTCTTCAAATTTCAAATAATTTTGGTGATAAAGCAAAAGAATATAATAATTATATAAATAAATTAGAAAATCAATGTTGTCAAGATAAAATATTTTATAATAAAAGACAAAATATATATAAAATATTAGGATCTTATTATATAACAGATATAAATTTTAATAATAATGAAATAGCCGATGAATTTTATAAAAGATGTTTAAATATTTTAAATAAAAATATACCAACTCGAATAGAGTTAAATGATTTAATAAATAAATTTAGGGAAGAAACAAAAATTAAAGCTATAAACAAACTTCAAAATAAAAATAAATATGAAAAAGATTTAGATAAAGAATTAAAAAAAATGGGTATAATTGATTATATACAAAATGATGAAAATATATTAAATAATGATGATATTAATAATGATAATTTTATTAATTATAAAGGAGATGATGAAAATTTTATAGATTTATATTAATAATTTATTTGTATATAGATTAAAATATTTCATAATATATTATAAAAAAAATCTTAATTGTTTTTTTTGAACAAATTTATTGTAAAAGTATGTATATAGATTTTTGTATATTTTAAAATATTTTGTCAAATATTTTTTGAATATTTATAAAATTACTATAAATATAGTGTTATTTTTTAATGTTCTATTAAATTTATACAGATGATTTAATATTATTCATAATATTAGGTGTAGATAAATTTAAAGTATTATTAATTAATTGTGCATTTAATTTTAAATTAATAGTTCCACTACTATTTAATTGTAATGGAATACTTTTCCCTTCAAAAGCTTTACTAACTTGATTCTTATGTTTTTCTGATATTGATTCAAATTCACATTGTTGAATTAAAACATCATATTTTTCAATAAAATTATTAATTTGTGTATTTTCAAATGATTGTGATCCTTCAATAGTATTAGCTAAAGTTCTAAATTGATTACTTAAGTTTTTAAATGTTTCAACTTTTTCGATAATTTTTAAATTACTTTGTATAGCTAATAATAAAACACTAAGTCCATTAACAATAACATTAGGAATTTTCATATTACCTTTATTATCATCAAATGAATTTAAAATACACATAGCACTACTAGTTAAAATTAAAGGCATTTGAAAACAAATTTTAATAAAATTCCAATAAGAAGTAGCTTTACTACATAATAAAGACATAGCTGAACATTTTTCTAATATAGCTGTAGCTCTTTCTAATTCATAAGTATTTACACTCATCTTTATTATTATAATATTTAAATAATTTAATCCAATTTAATTAATAAATCAATATTTGGATAATCATTTTCTTCAATTAAATTATCTTTTTCTTCATATAATAATTTATTATCATTATATTCTAAAGGATAAAATCCGATTTTATCTTCACCTACAATACCTTTAATTTCAATATTAATAACATATTGATCAATATTATCAATAAAAATAATAAAATTAATATGTTTACCATTTAATTTACCTTCTCTATATAATATTAGATCAATATCTAATAAATATTGATTTTCTAATTTATTAATTTTATATTTATTTAAAACATCATGAAGAATTTGAATATTATTATTATCAATTAAATTATTCTTATCAAAAAAATGATTATTATCAATTAATTTATTATTAATAAATTGATATGTTTTATTATATATACCAACAATATCATTATTAATCTCATAATTATAATCAAAATCTGATAAAAAATTATTATAATTAGGATTAAATATTTTTTTTAAAATTTGTAAATAGGTTTTATTATCATATTCAAAATAATATTTATTTTTATCAATATTTAAATCAATAGGAATACTATTAATTGTATGTCTATCTTTTAAAAGATTAGATTTATTAGATAAAGAAGTATTAATAATATCATGATCTAATAATTTATTAGATTTAGATTTATTATATAATGATATATCATTATCTGATATTATAAATCCTTCAATACATTCAGAAATAGTTATAATATATAATAAAATTAATATTATTATTGTTACTATTTTATATAATAACATCTTTTATTTCTATTATATTAAAATATAAAATTAGTATCATTTTTTAAACATTGAAAATTTTTATTTTTACAAAATGGTTTATTATATAATTTATCATTATATTTAGTATATGATAATCTTTTAACACCAACTGGAAATTCACAATATTTTTGATTACATTTACCTTCATTTGTAATTTTATTATAAAAAGGACATTCTTCATTAAATTCACAAGGTTTATCCCATATATTAAATTTTTTTTTTATATTACCTAAAGGATCAATTTTTAAATTACATAAATATTTATTTTTAATATTTAAATCTCCATAACAATGATATTTTGTATTTTGAATTTCAGGATCTTTATTAAATCTTGAAATAAAAAATTCATAATATGGTGATTTTTGATATAATGATATATCTTTATAATTATTAATATTATTATAATTATATTTAGATTTATTAAAAAAATATTTTAAAAAATTATTATTATAATTATTATCTAATATACATGTATTATTAAATGATTCATACACATTTATATCATTATAATCATAAAATTTATTATTATTATTATTATTATTATTATTATTATTATTATTATTTGTATTTTTATTTTCTAAAATAGGAATAGGAATATAATTATTATTATTATTTAAAATATATTTATTTTTATCTTGAAAATATTTATTAATATTAATATTTTTAATATTAATAGGTATAAATAACTTTAAACGTTTAATATCAATATTATAAAAAACATTAATAAATATTTTAAAATTATATAATGATTTTTGAAAAATATTATTATTATTATTAATACCAATAATAGCAAAATCAACTTTATTTAAATCAGGTAATTCTTTATTTAATTTAATAAGTTTTTTAGCTTTAATTCTATATCCCTGTTCTATTGCTTTAATAAATTGATAATCATATTCATTTGTATATCCTATAATTTTATTATTAATATTATGAGGACATGTTCTTAATAAATTTTTAGAAATATTTAAAAATATTATATAATTATTATTATTATAATTTTCAAAATTAATATTATTGTATAATAATGTAATTATTAATAATATAATAATTATTAAAAACAATTTATATATCATATTTATTAAAATAAAATGTTAAATAAAAATAATATGTTTAAAGGATTTTTAAGAATTTTGACTGTAATATTTTTATATATACTAATCATAGCTATTATATATTTAATAAAACCATCAATATTTTTTGATAATAACAAATTAAAAGATATAGGATTTATAAATGATAATAAATCAATAATATCTTTATATTATATATCACCAATTATTGTTATATTTATATATATAATTGTATTAGCAATATGGAAGAAATTATTTTAAATATATATAAAGAAAAATATATATCATTTAAATCAATAATATTAATAAATCATAATTATAACTTATCACATTTGAAAAAAGAATATAAATTTGTAATAATAGATAATGGTATTAATCTTATTAAAGATATATATGGTATAAGTAGAGTATCAATATTAGAAAATATATTTGAATATACAAATAAAAAAATAATAATAATAGATATATCAGCTTTAAATGATAAAGGATTTTGGAAAAATTTAGAAAAAATATTTAATGAAAATATAAAATCTATACCAATAATTATAGAAATTATTGATATAGATACAATACCAAATCAATTTTTAAAGAATTCAAATAATTTTTTAGATGATATTATTAAATTAGAATGGAAATTAAAAATAAATCGTAAAGTTATACATGAATATAGAGAATTTATTCTTAATTATTCTTATATGGAAGCTTTTTGTATTAAAAGTGATAATTTACAAAGAATAATTAATAAACAAAAAAGAAAATATCTATTATGATATAAAAGATATAGTATGGCAGATATAGAGCAAAAAGTTGTTCCAGAAAATAATAATAATTCAATAAAAACAAATACTGATTCAATAACAAATGTTATAGATAATTCAACAAAACCAGTAATAGATACTTTAAATAATACAAAAAATACTGTAAATGAAACTTTAAATTCTACATATAATAATGTAACAACATTTTTAAATGATCCAAATGTTTTTTATGGTTTAATTATAGTAATTATAGTAGCAATAATATGTGCTGCTCTTATGTATTATTTTATTGTTGAAAAAGTTTTTAATAAAAAAACTTTAGTTGTTGAAAAAACAAAATATCCAATAAAAGGACATGTAAGAACAGAAATACCTTTAGATAATGTACCTATAAGTGGAAATGGAAAACGTAGAACTTATGCATTTTGGATATATATAAATGATATGTCTAATATGAAAAATACATATAAAAATGTTTTTACAATTGGTGATAATAAAGGTAATTATACTGATAAATCTCCAGGTGTATTTTTAGATAAAAATAGTAATAAATTATGGATTAGATTTAGTTCATCTTCTGATTCAACACAACTTATTGATTTAAATTCATTAAACGCTACAGATGAAAATTTTTGGAAAAGATGTGTTAAAATAAATTATGTTCCATTACAAAGATGGGTTCATATTGCAGTTGTAGTATCTGATACTACATCTGGAGGACAAATAACTTGTTATGTTGATACAGAATTAGAAAGCACGTTTTCACATGATGATACAAATCCATATGATAATGATGGTATATCATTAGGTGTAAGTAATAAATTACAAATAAATAATTTAGATTTGGATAAAGGTGGTTATTTAGTATGTGGTGGTGATAGTAGTGTTGGAACAAATGAAGTAGGTTTTAATGGTTTATTAAGTAAAGTAACAATTGTTAATTATGATTTAAATAAAAAAGATATAACAAAATTCTATAATGAAGGACCAATTGATGGTTTATTAGCAAGTGTTGGATATGGTGTAAGAAATCCAGTCTATAAATTATAAATTATTAAAATATATATTTAAATTTATTTTTTATCTCTTTTAACAAATTAAATAGAGAGTATAATGTTATATACAGTAATACAAATTATTTTAGCAATTCTTTTATTAATAATAATGGCTATATTATCATATAGTTTATTTAATAAAGATGTGCATACAATCCTAAATAAATTAAGAAATCCAAAACAAATTAAAAAAAAAGAATTAATTTTAGATGGAACATTTACATTTAATGACAATTTTGCCGAATTTGATACAAAAGATAAATATAAGAATAATTATAAAGAAATATCTCCATCTATAAATCAAAATAGTGGTGTTGAATATGCTTATAATTTTTGGATATTTTTAGATAATAATGATTCTGGTGCTAATGAAAAAAATACAGTTCCATTATTTATTAAAGGATCAAAAAAACCAATAAGTTATACTACAACTTGGAAATGTAATGATATTAATGATACACCATCAACTTCATCAACTTATGTAGGTGATGTAGTAGATAATGATAGTGGAAAAGGATTTTTAGTAAAAAATCCATTAGCAAGAGTTAATTTAAAAAAAGGAAAAATAGATGCAATAGTATTTGAATTTAATAGTATTTCATTTCCAGATATAATACATGAAGATCCAGAAACAAAAAACTGTAGTGCTGAATCAAGAACAGACCGTGATAAAAATTTATTTGGTATATATGATTTAAGCAAAAGAAATGATTTATATACAAGTAGTGATTCTAAAATTAAAGGAAAATGGTCAATGATAACATTGGTAGTGAATGAAACAGATAATGAAAAAAATATTTTATTTAGAAATAAAGCAAAAGTAAAATTATATTTAAATGGATATGAATATTTAGAAAAATCCGGTGATATTTATGATTCAACAACAGCATTTAGACATAATATTTCAAATTTACATATAAATCCATTAATGTATAAAAGTACAGCTGTAGCAGATCCAGATATAATAATAGCAGATTTAGCATATTTTAATTATTCTTTATCAGATAATGAAATAGTAACTTTATATAATAGTGGTTTTAATAATAATCAAGCAATGATACCATCAGAAATGGATACAAAAAAGGGTATGAATGAAAAAGCCGGTTTAGATATAGGAAAAAGTTCATTGATAAAACAATATTAAAGAATAATATAATATATAAAATATAAATGTCTCAAACTCCATTAATTCAATTAGTAACAACAGGAATAAAAGATGAATATTTATCATTAAATCCGGATATAAGTTATTTTAAATATGTTTATAAAAGACATACAAGATTTGCAATTCATTCATTAAAAAATGAATTTAATACAAAACCATTATTATCATCAGAAGATCAAAAATGTATGATAAATATTCAAAGACATGGTGATTTATTGGCAGATATAAATTTAGTAATGACATTACCAGCAATAAGATCATATAAAAATGTTATAGGAAATGTTCCGGGTGATTTACGTTTTAGATGGATAGAAAATTTCGGAACATTACTTGTGAAAGAAGCAACAATATATATAGGTAGTTTAGGTGTACCAATAAATAAATTATATGGTGAATGGATATTAATTTGGAATGAATTAACATTAGATACGGGTAAAAAAGAAAAATATGATAAATTAACAGGAAATATTGAAAAAAATATAAATCCAAGAGTAGAAGAAACAACAATAAAATTAGGAAAACTAAATAAATTAAAATATGAATATTATAAATATGCTAATCCTAATGGTGATAGTCCATCAATAAATGAGAATAAGATATGTATTCCATTACCTTTTTATTTTTCAAAAGATTCAATGTTATATTTACCATTATGTGCATTACAATTAAATGAAATAAAAGTAGAAATAGAGATAGAAAATGTAGAAAAATTATATGAAGTATTTGATATAGAATATAAAAAATATATAAGTCCAATAAAATATAATGAAAGATATAGTAAAAATATAACTATAAAAGATTTTGTAGGAGAAAATGTAGATTTAAAAGCATATTTAGAAACAAAATATATATTTTTAGATGAAGTAGAAAGGAAAGCAATAATATTGAATAAAACGAATAATAATTTTTTGGTAGAGAGGGTATATAGAAAAGATGAAATAATATCATCAAAATCAATAAATATAAAATTAGATATAAATAATCCAGTAAAGGAGATAATATGGAAATTAAATAGAAGGGAACGAGATGAAAATGGTTTAAATTATTTGGACAATGATGATGAGGAAATAATGAAAACAGCAAAAATATTATGGCAAGGTGTAAATGAGAGGGTAGAAGAGAAAGATAATATATTTTATGGAAAGATTCAACCATATTATCATCATTCGGCGGTACCAAAAGAAGGAATATATTGTTATTCTTTTGCATTATTTCCAGAAAAGTGGAGACCATCAGGTTATTTTAATCCAAGTGGTAGGCATGAAATATCAACATCATTAAGTTTAGAATTAAATAGAACGGGTAATTATGATATATCAATATATGTAGTAATGTATAATATATTGGAAATAATTGGTGGTATAGGATCATTTAAATTTGCAATATAATAGTAAAATGGATGTGTTTAATTTGATAGTATATGTGTTAATAATATATTTATTTTATTTATTGATAAATACGATATCATCATTAAGGGATGAAGTAAAGGAGATGAAAGATAAATGTATAAATGGAGATGAGTCAGTAAGTTTGGAGAAGGATGAAACAAGAGATTTAAAAAAGGAGTTAAAGAATAATTATAATTATATAAGTAATTTATTTAAAAACATGTTATAAAAAAATGATAAGTACATATATTATTAATAATATATAATGCCAAGAAAAAAAATAGTAATTGATGAAAAAAAAGTAATTGAAAAAAAAGATACAATAGAAGAAAAATTACTTTATAATAAAGTAATAGAAGAAAATACAATAATAAAGTTACCATTAACAAACGAGTTGATAAATAATGAGATAAATGAAAAATATATAGAAAATAGTGTATATGATGATAAATATGAAACAACTCCAAAAGCGTATGATCCGAACGAGATATATTCAGAATTAAATCAAAGTAATAGTAATAGTAATAGTAATAGTAATAGTTTATGTTTATGGTGTAGGCATGGAATAAATGAATTTAGGTGTGGTTTGCCTTTAAGTTATAATAATAAAACAAAACATTATAATTTACATGGAAATTTTTGTTCATTTGAATGTGTATCAGCATATAATTTTTCAAAAAATTCAAAAAGTGATAAGGTATGGGAGATAAATATAATGATAAATAAGTTAGCAGAATTGAATGGATATAGTATTCCAATAAGACCAGCTCCCGATTATGAGTTATTAGATATATTTTTGGGTAATATGTCAATAGAAGAATTTAGAAATGCGCATAAAACATCAGAAAAATCATATACATTAAATATTCCGCCCCAAGCATATGTAAATTTGACAGTAGAAGTATTAAATACATCATATATAAAAAATAATAAAAATAAAAAGGTAGGTATAGAAAAAATGATTTAAAAAAATGATATAAAGATTATTATATTATAAAAATAATGATAAATAAATTATATTGTACAAATTATAGAATATCAACGATAACAAGTGGTGTTTATTTAAAAATTCCAAATATAGAAAAATTAAGTATAAATTTATCAATATTATTTAATAATATAAAAATATTGAATGAAAATAATAATTTTATATATACTCAACATATAGATTCAAATAATGATAAAATAGTGCGTGGTAATATACATAAAAAAAAGAGATCAAGTAATAAGGATAGATCATTTGATAATCAGATTTCATTTATTTATAAAATAGAAGATAATTATTATCCAAATATAAAAGTATTTCAAAATGGAAATTTGCATATAACAGGTTGTAGATGTTTGGATGATATAAATTATCCATTATTATCAATAATAAATGAAATAAAAAGTATATTTAATGAAAATAATGATTTGATAATAAATATATGTGATAATGATATAAATGAATTAAGTCATGATGATATAAAAATATTTATGATAAATACGGATTTTAAAGTATATATAAATGAAAAATTATCAGAAAAATTTTTAATAAAAAGGCGTTTATTACACGATATATTGATATCAAGTGATAATACAATAGCAAGATTTGATCCATCAACATATCCGGGTGTAAAGATAGAATATTGGTGGAGTAAGAATAAAGATATAGATAGAGAAAATGATGAAGATTTTTGTAAATCAAGAAGAAATTTAAAAAAAAAGATAAGTAATTATAATAAAAACAATGATAAAAAGATAACAATTGCAGTATTTGAAAGTGGAAGTGTATTAATAACAGGTGCAATAAGTTTAGAACAAGTAGATGAAGCTTATATTTACATATGTAAAATATTAGATGATAATAAAAATAAAATATATTTAGAACAAGATTTTTGTATGAAAATAAAGTAATAAATTAACATTCAGGTTCTGTAGAATTGCCTAATCTTGTATATGAAGGGTTTTGATTTTTAGCATAAAAGTGTTTAATATATTCACTACTATTAGGATAAATATAAGAGGGTGTCCAATTATTTTTGATATTACCAACATATAAACCTAAACCTTTATCTGGTTGCATATTATAATTTAGATTATTAATAGTGTTATTACAGTTTAAAAAACTGAATTCTAAATTCATTTTTATTATTTAAAAATATATTATTTTTAAATATTAAATGTCAATATTAGACAAAATAGAGGAAATAAGAAAGAGAGTAAATAATGATGAATTAATAAATAATGATTATGATGATTTTAAGGAAAAATATCCTTTATTATTTGATTTAGCAATAAATAAATCAAAAAATTTTAATATATCTATATTAAAAAACATGTTAAAAATGAAAGAAAAAATAGAAAATGGTGAAGAAACTTTAAAAAGTTCATCTGAAAAGATAAGTATGAAATATTTTAAAGAGTTTCATCCAAAATTTAAAGATATATAAAAGAAAATTATAAATTATATTAATATAATAAAATGTTATTAAATGATATAATTAATTTAACTATTAAAGAAAAAAAAACAAATTCATTATCATGGTGTAATACATTATTAAGTATATTAAGAGAAAATCATTATTGGCCAGCTTTACAAATAAAAAAAATAAATAAATCTGATGAATTATTATTATTACATAATACTTATAGAAGAAAAGATATAGAAAGTTTTAAAGAATTATATGATGAATGTAGAAGTGTAATTTTAGATTTTTCAGATACACATGATAAAATAATATTATCAAAATCAAATAGTATTCCCGAACGTATATCAGATAAAGAATATTTAAAAAAAATAGAAAAAATAGATTATGGTGAAATAATATATGATTGTACAACAATATATGTATATTTTCATAAAAACATATGGTATTTTGGAACAACAACAGTACCAAATATAGATTATTCAAAATTTACACATCCAATAAAAAAGTATGGTATGATGTTTGATGAAATATTAATTGAAATTTTTAAAGAAAAAAAAGAAAATATAAGAAACAATTTAACAGATTTATTAAATAAAGAAAATATATATGAATTTGGAATATTACATTATGAAAATACTCATTATTTTGATTATAGTAATTTATATGGTAAAAATTATAAAAAGTTGATATTAATAAAGATAAAAGAGAAATATAGTAATAAGTTAATAAATAATGATAATTTAGATAAAAAATTAGATTTAATAATTCCGGAAAAAATAAATAATATATTAATAGAGTCTTATTTAAATAATAATAATATTTATGGATTATTGATAAATGATACTTATAAAGTATCAAATAAAAATATAATTTTTCATGAAGAAACTGATCATGGAAATCCAAATCCGTGGAGAAATATGTTATGGATTTATTTACAGAATAGAAATGATTTTCATATAGATGATTATATAAAAAATTATTTGAATAATTTGGAATATCCATTAGATAATAATGGAAATGTATTGGATCCAACATATATAATACATACTGTAATTTCAAATATTAAAGATATTTTATTTAATTTATATATTTCAACAACAACTTATTTTTCCCAATATAATAGATTTAAAATGTCAAAAGATATAGATAAAAAATTAGCACCAATATTACAATATCATTTAGCACAATTAAGATATAATCAAATAACAATATTTAAAGATAAAAAAGTAATATTAACAAATAAAGAAGTTTTTTATTATATATGTAATTGTAATACATTAAAAAATATAATAAATTTAATACATTTTTTTGCAAATAATAATGGATTTGATATTCCATCAAAAGCATCAATATGTTTTACAGTTTTAAATAATTTATTAGTTAATTAATCATTATTTTTATATATATCTTTATAAAATATTAAATATCTATTTAAAAAACTAAATTCTTTTAAAATTTCATCATTATTTAATGATGAAATAATATCTTTATTAAAAGTATTTAATGATGATATATTTTTAAATTTATTTTTAAAAATATTTTCAAATAATTTATCTTCTTTTAAATAAATATTATATTTTTTAAATTTATTAATTAAAACATCTGTATTAACTAAATATTCTTCTATTAATCTTCCAGTATTTTCTAAAAAAACTTCAATTTTTTTATTATAAATAATTTTATTATTATTGTTATATTTTTGAATAATAGCCCAAACAATAGAATTACTAATTTTATCTTTTCCAATTAATTTACCATTATTTTCTTTTAATTTATTTTCAACTTTTTTACTATCCATAAATGTGCATACAAATTCCCCTTTATTAATTAATAAAGTTGAAATATTTTTAATAAAAATATCTAATATTTCTTCATTTTCAAAAAAATAATGTATTGAAAACATACAAGTTATAACATCAAATTCATTTTTGTAATATTTATAATAATTATTATTATTGAATAATTCAATAATTTCTTTATCATCTCTTTTTCCAAATAAAAATTTAAGTATTTTTTTACTTTCAATATCAATACCATCAGAACATTCACCATTAATAATAGTTTTACCGCAATCTCCAGCAACAAAAATAGCATTAATTTTTTGATTATTTAGATAAGGTTTAGATATAGCATTTTTAATGTGTTTAATATATCTATTATATATACCATTATTAGGATTTTTAATATTATCTAATGATTTATCAATTCCTAAAATATTTTTATATCCAGATCTGACCCATCGTGACATATCAGAACCTTGTCCACATCCTAATTCTAATAAACTACCTTTTCTTTCTCTATCATTATATAAATTAAATTTTATTATATGATTATGAAAATAATTTAAATATTTTGATAATAGAATATTTGAATTTTTTTCAGTATATCTATTATAATATTTATCACTACTTGTAGATAAATTATTTTGTTTATTAATATCTTTATCTTTTAATATTCCAGATATTAATTCAGTTGTTATAGGATCATCAATTGATCTCCATACATTCATTGCAACATCATAATGATTAACTGTTTGTTGTTTATCACTATTTGGATTATTAAATTTTTTATTTTTATCATGTCTAACTCTTAAAGGTTTCCATTTTTTTTCTAATGATAAAGTTGGTGTTTTATTATCAAAATAAAATTCTATTATACTATTATTTACAATTTCTTCTTCTTCTTCAGTATAACATTTTCCATCTTTTCTAATTAATATATGTGATTTTTGAATAACTTCATCTATTATAAAATCTTTAATTTGATAATAATTTTTATTATCAATAGATTTTGATGTAATATTACGAATACCTTCATAAACACTTATATCATTAATTCCATAACTAATTTGTAAAATAAATTCTTTATATTCTTTTCCATCATATAATATTTTTTTATTATTAACTTCTTTAGCTAAAAAATCAATACTATTTTGTTCTGGAGGTTTCCATTTAAATACTTTTTCCCATCTTGGAAATTTACTAATTTTTATTGGTTTATTTACATGATTACTATATACAGGTATAAATAATGGAGTAAATATTAACCCATCAATATCATATTCATATATATTATTTGATAATATATCATTACATCTATTATAAATAGAATATGTTTCATCCGGTACTAATTGTTTTTTAACAATAATATCATGTGATATATTATTATTAATTTTATCTAAAAATTTATGCATATAACTATATCTATCTTCATTATCTTTTCCTTTTAATATTAATGGTAAATTAGTAACATCTTTATCATTAAAAAAATATACATCAAAAATAGCAAATAAATCTTTATCATGTAATCTATTTAATCTTTTTTCACAAACAATTAATTCTCCATCAAATATAGAATTTTTACATGTAGTTTTAATATTACAACCTCTAACTTGTTTGATATTATTAATTAAATAAACATCTGAATTTTCATCAATATACATTAAAAATCTTTCACCATCTGCTTTTTCAGTAACTGCATAATTTTCTAATATTGATACAATACCAAAATTATTTTCAGTAATTTCTAATAAATTACTTTTTTCTAATGTTGTTGGTTTAGGATTAATTAATATAATTTCTTTATTTTTATTTATTAATTTTAATGCATCAACATTGAATAATGATGATACAAATTTCATATATTTTTCTAATATAATTTGTTGTTTTTGTTTTTTAAATGGCATTATATTATTATCTAATATAAATATCATTTGTCTAATATAAAAATCTTTATCATCAGATTCATCTATATCTATTTCAAATTCATATTTATCATTTTTACTATTATTCAATAAATTAGTTTTATCATTACTTATATTTAATATTATTGATCTATATACTATATTTTTTTTTTCATCTTTATATTCATATATTTTTTTAATTTTATATTTATATATATCTTTTAAATTATCTAATTTAAAATCAATTATTTCTATTTCTTCAGTTTTTGTAACAATACATTTATAATCATATTCTTCATTTATTTCTTCAATATTTTCTTTAAAATTAAAATTTTTTATATTTTCTATATTATCATATTTTAAAAATTTTAATATATTTTTTTTTTCTTCAAGTTTATATATAGTTTTTTTATCTTCACTTATTAATTCTAATATATCATATGATATACTATGTTTAAATTTATTTTCTTTGAAAAAAATATGTGTTTTTTTAAAATAATTATAATTGAAATCATTTTCTTGAAATTTTAAAGTTATCATTTAATATTATATTATTTTATATTATTTAAATCATTTTTATTTGAAATATTTATAATTTATAATTTTCTATTTTTAAATTTTTTATATCATTATCAATTATATTATTTTTTCTATAAATAAAAGATATATCAAATATAAATGATATAAATTTACATAAAGATATATTCCATTTATTTGTTATTAAACCATTCTGTATTAAACTTATATCTTTTTTTGTAAATTTTTTATTAAATATAGAATTTGATAATTCTTTAAATATCATATTTTTAATAATATTATCATTATTACCAATTTTTATATTTTCTTTTATAAATTCAATTGGATTTAAATTTTCTTTTATAGGTTGAATTTCTTTTATAATTTGATTTTCTTTTATTGATTGAATTTCTTTTATAGGTTGAATTTCTTTTATAATTTGATTTTCTTTTATTGATTGAATTTCTTTTATAGGTTGAATTTCTTTTATAGGTTGAATTTCTTTTATAATTTGATTTTCTTTTATTGATTGAATTTCTTTTATAGGTTGAATTTCTTTTATAATTTGATTTTTTTTTATTGATTGATTATTAATATTATATAATGTAAAAAAACTATTAATTGGAAATGCAAAAGACATTAATTCAGAATTACTAATATTTTTTTTAAGTAAATCCATTTTAATATATATTAATATATATTCTTTTTATATAATTATATCATCATATTCTAATTCATTTTCTAAATTTTTTAATATTGTTATTTGATTTTTATACATTTTTTTTCTTAAAATATAAAATTTCATTGTTGATGTTATTTTATTTTTTATTATTACATTATTTAATAAATTTTCATTTTCTTTTTTATTAATTATTTCATTTGTATTTTTATTTTTTAAATTTATATCAATAAACAAATTATTTTTAAATTCTTCTACATTATTAATATTTTTTTTAGAATCTCTTGAAAATATAATATAATTATGTATTAATTCTATATCTAATTCATTTAATTTTGATAAATTTACAAATATTCCATTAGTATTTTTTGTATAATAACATTCATTTTCTTTTAAAATTTTATATATTTCTTTATATTCAATAATTGTTAAATTATTAATTTCATTAAGTATAGTTTTTATTTTATAATCCATATAATATATATATTATATTATATAATATAATATAATATATGTTTATATATCATCATCATCTTCTTCAAAATCATCTTTAGGTTCAACATTATCATCAATATCATCTTCTTCTTCTGGTTCTTCGTCTGGTTCTTCCTCTTCTTCAATTAATTCTTTATCTTTTTCATCATAATCTTTATTACTAAGTTTTTCATCTTCATCTTCAAGATCTAATAATGGATCATTTATTAAAATATCATTATTTAATATAATATCATCACTATTTTTTTGATTATCTACTAAAATATCATCTTTAATTTCTTCATTAAGTATTATATTTTGACTTGATACACTACCAATAATAGTTATATAACTTTCTTTATAATATATACGTTTACCACATGTTTTTATTATAATTTCATCATTTTCTTTTAAATTACTAATATCTATATCATGCATTATACCTGTTGTTATTTTAGGAATCATTATATCAATAATTTTTTCATTAGTATCTGGATCATTAATTATTCCTTTAAAACCTACATTATTAGATGCTATTATTTTACATTTTAATAAACTATCATTTGGTGGATTACATATATCCGCTATACAATTAGCATAATAATAATAAGAACTGTTAAAATGTTCATTTTTACTAATACCAGGAGATCTATTTATTATTTGAATACTATCTTTTTTAATTAAACCATATTTTGTACATTTACATTCATATTTATTTTTTATTTTATTTAAAATTATATTATCAATATCAGTTGATAATTCACTAATTAATATATTAACAAATGTATTAATTTTGATTTTTTTAAATAATATTTTATTCATATCCATATTATATTATATTATTTAATAGTAATAATTAAATTAATTAATCATTTTTTTATATGGAACTATTTTTAAATTATTATTTATATAATATAAATATGCTAAATATTGACATAATGATTCTTTATTCATTTTATCTTTAATTATACTTTTATCTATATTATTAATTATAGTTAAAATATCTGTTTTTGTTTTTGTATTACATACTGCTCCATTATTATTATTTATACTATTATTATGAATTTTAAAAATTATATTTTTAGGATTTTTAATATTATTTAAATTAAAAGAACCATAATTATTATTATTATTTATAACAATTTCTTTAAATTTAATTTTAATATCAACTTCATTATTTTCATTATCTTTAATTATATTATTTTGAAATAAATCAATATAATATAATTTATTATTTTTATCTATTATTAATTTTTGATCTTTAAATATTTTTATAATATTTTTATAATTATCTATATTATTTAATAATTCTTTCATTATAATATAAAAATTTGTTATATTAATATATAAATAAATTTTAAATAATAAATTAAATTCATTATCAATTTTATTTATACTTTTTAAATAATTAATAATTAAATTATTTTTTTCATTATTATTTTTTTCATGATTCAAATCTTTATTTTTTATAATTTCTCCTAAAATAATTTCTTTTATATTATTTTTTATATTATTTTTATTTACTTTATATAAACCATTATTACCCCAATATATATATTTTTTTGATATTATGTTATTAGGATAAATAGATTTTTTAATTGCTAAATCTAAATATCTATCATTATTAATATCTAATTTTAATTTTAAATCATCATAATGTATATAATTTGTATCAATCATTATATCTTTAATATTATTAATATATTTTTCAATTATTGTAATATTTTCTTCATTTATATTATCATGATTTTTTGTTGTATTTGTTAATAAACATTTATAAAAATTTTTATCACCATATTCAATTAATTGTTTTTCATTTTGAGAATTTATAATTTCAATTTTATCTAAATTTTTAAATAATTTCTTTGAATAAAAATTTAAATTTTTATTTAATAAACAATCAATTGCATTTATTTTTATAATATTTTCAATTTTATTCATTTCAAGTAATTTTTTATTAGCTATTTTTAAAGCATGTAAATCAACACTATTATTATTATTATTAAAATATCCACAATATATATATATAATTATATTTCTTTTATTTAATGGTAAATTAATATGACTACATCTTCTTATACCTCTACCTATAATTTGTTCAAATCTATTATAATGATACCATGGATCTAAAATATGAATTTCTCTTACATTTAAAAAACTTAAACCTTCACTTGCTTTTTTTGTTATTAATATAACTTTAATTTTATTACCATCAATATTTTCTTTACTATTAATTAAATTAATTTTTTTTTCAAAAGAACCGATATTATTAATATAATTATTTTCACTTGTTAAAATAGTATAATTAAAATTATTTTTATTTATATTATCATATGATAATAAATTATTATTTTTATTATCATCACCTGTATATCTATTATAACCCATATGTTCTAATGCTAATGCTAATGGTAAAATACCATAAGGAACTAATCTACTATAAATTATTATTATTCCATTTGATTTTTTTACATATTCACATATTTTTAATATTTTTGGTGCATAATATCCTAAATTATTATTATCTGGATATAATGTTGGTTTTTTTATATCTATATAATTATATTTATTATTTTCTTTATTAAATAAAGAATAAATATTATTATTTTCTTTTTTATTATTATAAACTATATTTGAAGGACCAAAATCTGCAAAACCTTTATAATTTGTTTTATCATCTTTATTATTAAAATATTCATGTTGTAATTTACTTAATTCTACTTTAATTATACCTTCTTTTGAATTTATCCAATCTTCATTTATTGCATCTTTTGATTTTAATCTTAATCCATAAATAAAAGGATTACTATTATTTATATAAGAAATATATTTTTGAGATACTTCTCCTATTTTTTCATAATTAATTTCTTTACTTTTTATTATATCTTTATTATCATTTAATAATAATAAATTTAAAATATCAATTATTTCATCAGGTTGATTATACATAGGAGTTCCTGTCATTAAAATTAATTTATTATTTTTTCCTTTTTTTATACTATCTAAAAAACTATTATATAAATCTTTTTTAAAATTTATATCTACATTTTCATCATCAATTTCATCTGGATTTCTTAAATTATGAGCTTCATCTACAATTATTGTTTTATTTTCAATTTTATGTGTTTTTGAAAATTTTATAAATTCATAATATGTCATTATTTTATATCTTTGATTAATAACCTTATCTGATGGTATTTTATAACTTAATAATTTATATAAATTTCCTGTACAATTATTTATATTTTTATTTACATCATATATAGTTTTTATAAAATTATTCTTTAAAGGTTTTGGTAAAATTACATAAATATTAGGTTCATTATAAAATTTATTTCCTATTAATATTGATTCTGCTATTAAAATAGCAGCACATGTTTTACCTGTTCCAACACTATAATATAATAATAAACTATTATATGGTGTTTTATTTGATATATATTTTGCTACAAAATATTGAAAATGAGCTTTTTCAAATTTATTTGTTGGACAAGCTTCTATTGATATATCATTAAAATCATCTATATTATTAATTTTTTTTATTTTTTTATATTTATTCAAATTAAATTCTTCTAAATTATTTAATTTTTCTCTAAAATTTTTATCATTAGTTGATGGATAATATATATAATCATTTAATATATTTTCTAATTTCTTAGAATTTGATAATGAACTTGATAATGATGATGAATTTGAAGTTGAAGTTGATGATGTATTTAATGATGAATTTGATGATGAATTTGAAGTTGATGATGATTTCGATGATGAATTTGATAATGAATTTGATGATGAAGTTGATAATGAAGTTGATGATGAAGTTGATAATGAACTTAATGATGAACTTGATTTATCACTTTTAACTCTATCATTTGATAAATCTCTATATTTTTCACATTCTTCTTTAATTTTATGATACATACTATGAGGACCATTACGTTTAATTGGTCTATCTGTAATTGGATTTTTATCTTGATTTTTAAACCATTTTAAACAATCTTCTTTTTTTAAATTTAATTTAGGAGGCATATTTAATAATTATTAAGATATATTCATTAATAATTAAAAATGATAATATAAAAAAAAAATGATAATTATAAAAATAGAAAATATAAATATGGAATCAATAAATTTTAATGAAAGTATATTAAAATATTATAATAATAAAACAAATAAAACAAATAAAACAAATATTATTAATGAATTTCAAGAAATTGAAAAACAATTAGAAGAATATTTTAAAAAAAGTAATTTATGTATAATAAAATTACATAAATGTGATAATTTAGATGATTTTATTAAATATAATATTAAATATAATAATAATAAAAAAACAATTATTATTAATTTACTACCATTAATGAAAGAAAAAATAGCAGAAATAATAATTAAATCAAAATATGAATCATTTCATACAAATATTTATATAGCATATAATGGTAAATATATATCATCAAAAGAAAAAAAAATAAATGAAAGTTTTTTAAATTTATGTAATGATATTTTAAAAACAGAAGAATATGAATGTAATATTTGTATGGAAACCCTTATAGATAATTCATTATTAGTTCAATGTTTAAAATGTAAATATACAGTTTGTAGTAAATGTAAATATAAAATGAAATTAAAATGTACAATTTGTAATAGATAAATTAATTTGATATATTTAAATGAATATTTTTAAAAATTTCAATTCTTTCACTATTATATTTATTTATATGTTTTAAAACTTGATTATATGTCATCCATTTAATAGCACGTATTTCTCTAATTTGTTGAATACATTTTTTATCAAATTTAGGATTTAAAACATTATTAATAAAATTTGCAATATAATATGTATGTTTATACAAAATATTATTTGTTCCAAAAAATATTTCAATATATGGTTTAGTATCTTTAATTAATATTTCATTACTATTAAATTGTGTTTCTTCAGTAAATTCTCTTAATGAACATTCAATATCTGTTTCATTTTGTTTTTTTCTACCTTTAGGGAAACCCCATTCTGGTTCATTAATATATTTAATATTATTATTTAATATATTTTTTAATATATTTTTTTTTAATAATATATCAAAATTATTTTTTGCTTCTAAATATTCTTTTGTATTTTTATTATTGGTTTGTAACCATATTTTTTCCCATATTTGATTAAAATTATTAGTATTTAATAAATTTTGTTCATCAATTGTCATAGATTCAATTAAAAATTTAATATTATTGATATCAGTAGGTTTATAATTACCTTTAATAAATTCCATAAAACTTAAACTATTTTTCCGTTGAATCATTAAATAATAAGAAATATTATTAATAATTTTATATACAACAATACCATAACTACTAATAGGATGAGGACATTCTCTATATATATGACCTATACTATTACAATTTTTACATATTATTACTGAATTTTGATTTTTTTTAAACATAATTAATATTTACATGTAAATATATATAATATAGTTTTTATATATTATTTATATATTAAAATATGGATCCAGAAAAATGGGGTTATCATGGTTGGAATTTTATACATAATATTGCTTTAGGTTATGATGAAACATTTAGTTATCAAAAAAAACAAAATTATATAAATTTTTTTGATGTAATATCAGATGTTATTCCTTGTGAAAAATGTTCAAAACATTATAAAGAATATATATCAAAAAATCGACCAAATATAAAAAATAAAGATTCTTTATTTAAATGGACAGTTGATATACATAATAATGTAAATAAAATATTAAATAAAGATCAAATATCATATAATAAAGCATATAATATTTGGTTAGATGAAAAAATAAATACAAAAAATACAATAAATAATAAAAATATATTAAATATATTTTTATTATTTATTTTAATATTATTAATAATATATAATATTAAAAATTTATATTATTATAAATAATTTTATAAACTTTGATATTCACCACCATTTACAAATCCTTCAATTTCTTCATCTTCAACAAATAATTCTTTTTTTTCTTTTTCTTTTTCTTTTTTTTTTGATTTATTATTAAATTGTTCTAATAAATAATTTCCTTGATTATTATTATATTGTTGATTATTATTATTATTATATTGTTGATTATTATTATTATATTGTTGATTATTATTATATTGTTTAGTATTATTAACATTTTCTTTAATTTCAACAGAATCATTTAATAAATCATTTGCAATTTTATTTGCTTCTTTTTCATCAACAACAATTTCTTTAGTTTGATTTGCAATAAAATTATAATTAACCATTGACATTATAGATGAAAATACTACTAATATACATATAATAATTATAATTATTGAAATAATCCAACCATAATACCAACAAAACGATTTTTCCATTGTTTTAGTTGAAATACATGTTAAATCAATTAAACCAAATAATATAGAAGGTAATGCAAATAATATAATAACTCCGATTAATCCGAATCTTTCAACTAAATTTAAATCAACTTCGTTTAATAATATAGATAATGCAATAGAAATAAATGCTATTATAATAGCAATAGCGGCAGTTTTTGATTGAGAACTCCCAACTAATAGTTGAGATATAGTTTGTAATATAGAAAACCCCATTGTTTTATTTTAAATTAATGTAAGAAAATATTTATATTTAAAGAAATATAATATATATAAATATATATAGTATTAATTTTATTTTTTTTATAAAATGGGTATTCCAAGTTATTATAAAAATTTGATTATTAAATATAATAATATTAAAACGGATATTAATGATATTAATATTGATAAATTATTTATTGATTATAATGGATTAATACATCCGATTGCACACATAACATTATGTGATAATTTATCAGAAGAAATATTTTATAATAAATTGTGGGAAAAAACATTAGAAATAATAGATAAAATAAAGGCAAAAAAAGTATATTTATTTGTAGATGGTGTAGCTCCATTAGCAAAAATAATGCAACAAAGAAAAAGAAGATATATGTCTGATAAAAAAAATTGGGATACTAATGCGATAACATCAGGAACTCCTTTTATGAATAAATTATTATTATTTTTAGAAGAAAAATGTATTGAAAGTAATATATATATAAATGGTTCAAATATAAATGGAGAAGGAGAACATAAAATATTATCATATATAAATGATAATAATTTAATTAATGATAAAATAGTTATTCATGGTTTAGATGCAGATTTAATATTATTATCATTATTATCAAAATGTAATAATATTTATTTAATGAGAGATAATAATAATGATTTAACTTATATTTCTATAAATAATTTAAAAAATAGTATATATTTAGAATGGAAAGATATATTAAATAAAAATTCGGATATTATAAAATCATATGTAGTTTTAATAACATTATTAGGAAATGATTTTTTACCAAATTTATTATTTATAAATTTATATAATGATGGAATTAATATTATAAAAAAAGTTTCATATAATATTAATATAATTGATAAAAATGATAAAAATAAGATAAATATTGAATCAATAAATATAATTTTAAAAAATTTGATAGAATATGAAAAAAATAAAATAAAAACAAATTTTAATATAAATTCAATAAATGATTGGAATAAAAATTATTATAATAAAATTAATGTAACAAATATAAATTTAGCATGTAAATTATATTTAGATGGTATATTTTGGACATATAATTATTATAATAAAAATATAAATTTAATAGATCATAGTTGGTATTATCCATTTAATGGTGTTCCAACAATTTTAGATTTATATAATTATTCAATTTTATATGAATATAAACCTATAAATGAATTAAATAATTTTATTAATCATAATGAACAATTATTAATTGTTATTCCAAAAAAAAGTATTGATGTTTTACCGAATAATATAAAAAAATTTATGATTGAAAATAAAAGTGGTTTAATTTATTTATTCCCTTCTACTTTTAAATATATAACTTTTTTAAAAGATAAAGAATGGCAGTATATTCCGGTATTACCATTAATTAATATAAATTATATAAAAAAAATATTAAGTCAAAATTCTATTAATTAAATCTTTTTTTGAACCATCTGTTGATAAATCATTATTTGTACAATATTCTTTTAATTGTTCAATATTCATTTTTGCTAAAGATGATTTTGTTGGTATTGAATTATTTTCAGATATTGAATTATTTTCAGGTATTGAATTATTTTCAGGTATTATTTCATCTACATTTTCAATTTCTTCTACTTGAATTTTATCATTATTATTTTCAAATACTTCAACAAAAACTTCTTCTAAATTTTTAAAATTATTGGTTGAATTTTTATTTTTATTAATAATATTATTAGTAAATATATTTTCTAATTTATTAAATGCAGTTTCTAATTGCAATATTTTTTTCCATAAAAATATTAGAGAAATGTAAATAATAATAAAAATAATAAAAAATAAAATTAAATCTAATCTATTAAAAATATTAGATAATGATATCATTTTATTTTATATGTTTAGATATAGTATTTTTAATTTTAATCGCACTTTGAATTAATTGAGGTGGAAACATTTCTCTTCCTAATAATTCTAATGCTATACATTGTTTAGATGATTTATTTAATAATTTATATGGAAATTTAAAATTATATAAATCATATTCAATTGCTTCCATTGATATATTTTTAAAATCTTGTTTATATTTTGTTTCTAAATCAACTAATAAATGATAATGAGTAGTAACAATTAATTTACAATTTTTATTATTTAAATTAATATATTCACATAATGCATATGCAGTAGATTGACCTTCAATTGGTGGTGTAGAATGCATCGGTTCATCCATTACAAATAAAATATTTTTATTTTTATATTCATTTGCTTTTAATAAAATATCTTTACAATATTTAATTTCTGTTTCAAAGAAAGATAATTTACCAACTTCATCATTAACTCTCATAAATGTATGTATAATATCATATGGTTTTAAAAACATTTTAGTTGCCATAGCTATACCAAAAGTTTGTGCTAATATAATATTAAAAACAATAGTTTTAACATATGTAGTTTTGCCAGCAGCATTTGGTCCTGTTATTATTAAATTTTTATTTAATTTACATGGATTTGAAATTTGTTCTTTATTTAATAATGGATTTTTCATTCCATATATTTTAGTTTCTTTATCATAATTAACTAAACAATAATCATTATTAATATATAATTTTTTAATTAAATTAGTTACATCTAATATATTAATACAATAAATTAAACGTTTTAATCTATATTTATAATTATTATTATCTAACCAAAAATTATATATATCCAATAAATCTCCATTTATTTCAAAATTATTATCATAATAACTATTATCTGTATAATTGATCCATATATTTTTATTAATTTTATTTAATAAATTATTTCCAGTTTTTATAAAATTTTTTATATTATTTATTTTAATTAACAAATCAGTTCTAAATTTATGTATTTTATAAGATGAATCAACAATTTGAAACAAACTATATATATATAAAAAACAATATATTAAAAATGAAATCCATTTAATTATTTTTGATTTTATATTAGTTCCACTATTAATATAAAATTTTAATATTTTCCAAATATATATAAAATAATCATTTAATTTTAAATTTATTTTTAACATATATTTTATATAATAATATGGTCCTAATAATATACTTATTGGTGATATTAATTGAAATAATGGTATTGAATATATTCTATATAAATGATATAATTCTATTGTTGGATTAACTAAATTTATTATATTATTATACCAATTATTTGGAAATAATATTTCCATATAATCATTTTCAATATTATTAGATTTACTATTTAAATTTAATACCCATTCTATATCTAATTCAAATTCTTTTAAATAATATAATTGATATGTAATATCATACATATTAATAACATTTTGTCTTGATTTTAAAATATTAATATCATTAATAGGAGTTTTTATTAAATTATTAATTATTTCTTTTGAAGAATTTAAAATAATATTAGAACTTATCCATTTATCTATATTTGTATCTTTATAAACGTCTGGGCTTACATCTATAATCATTATTTATATATAAAAATATAATACATTATTATATATATACGAATATTATGGATAATGTTATTTTTTTAAAAATTAATAATTATATATATTTATTTGAAAAACAACCATTTGAATCAGACGAAGATACATATGATAGATTATGGTGGATTATTAATAATAATAAATCTATAAATAATATTTCTCATATTTCAGATTCAATTAAATATATAAATGAAAAATATGGAATGTCTTATCTTATATAATAAATAAATAATGAATATAGAACTTCAGATAATTATATTTTTAATTATATTTACATTAATATTATTATTTTATAAAAATAATCAAACTATTAAAACAGTTCCTTTAAAACCTATTCTTAAAAAAGAAAATGAAAAAAAAATAGAACAAGATAAAAAAAATTTAAAAGATATTAGAAAATCACAACAATCTAATAATGTTACTTTTCAAAATAATAAAACACCTACACCCGAATTAATAAAAATGTATGAACCAGCAAGAGAAAATATACCTATTGATAAATTACCTTTTTGTCATAATGGTAGAACTCAATTTGAACAACTTAGATTTAATATATAATTTAAAATGTATGAACAATTATTACTTTAAAAATTATATAAATTTGTATATAAAAAAAAAATATATTATATAATTTATTAAAAATGCATTTAGGTGTTATATCTTTTTGTGATCGAGTTGCACATAATATTAAATCTGATGAAATTAAAAAATTAATTTTAGAAGATTTAGATAATAAATACAATATAAAAATTATACAAAAACATTTTTTTAAATTAACTGATGAAAGTATTAATCATATTATTGCTACACCACATGTTATTTCTATAAGAACTAATGGTAATCCATATTTTATGTATTTAACTAAATTTGATAATAAAGAAATTATATATTTTATTGATAAAAAAATACATCCTACATATCAATTACCAAGAATTATTATTAATAAAAGTAAATTTGATGAAACATTATTTGATGGAACTTTATTAGATGGTGAAATGGTGAGTGATAATAATAAAAATTGGACTTTTTTAATTTGTGATTTAATTTCATATAAAAGTGAATTTTTAATTAAATTATCTTTACCTGATAGAATAAATTTACTTTATAATATGTTAGAAAATGAATATGAAGAAGATATACCAATGAATATGTGTAATTATAAAGTAAAACCTTATTATAATTTATGTAATGATACTATTAATAATATTACTAATATTGATTTTCCTTTCACAATTAGAGGAATTTATTTTTGGGCATATAATCTTAAATATAAACCTAAATTACTTAATTTTGATGATAATCTTATACAAAAAGTTAATATTAAAACTAAAGAAAATATTGAATTTATTCAAAAAGATAATAATGTACAAATAAAAACACTTATAAAAACTCATAACCCTGATGTTTATAAAATTATTGAAGATGATACTTATGCATGTATTCAAAATATTAAAACAAGTCATTTAATAAGAAATGAATTTAAAAATTCTATTATTAATGAAACTATTAAATTTAAATGTATTTTTAATAATAAATTTAATAAATGGTTACCATTTGAAATTATTTAATTCTTTTACTATTTTAAATTATTTAATTCTTTTACTATTTTATTTAAAATTTTATTATTATTTTCTATATCAATATGTTTATTCCATTTATAATCTATATAAATTGAATTTTCTTTAATTATTAATGAAATTCTATTATTTAATTTATGTTCATGTAATATATATTCATTTTTATATGATATATTTATAATCGAAGGAAAAAAATATATTGGTAACTTTTTTTCATTTAAATAACTTATTAAATAATTATCTTTTTTATCATAATTTAATAATTCATATTTAAATAAACATTGATTATCATTTAATATTTCATATATATATTCTAAATTTTTATACCAATAACTTACAAATTTTCTTGAAATAAATTTATATTTTTTTTTTATTAATTCTATTTTATTATTATTAATAAAAGTTGATAATATATTTTCATCATTATTTTCTTTATTTAAAAAAATAATATTGATATTATTAACATTTTCATCTATATCTATATCTATATTAATCATTATTAATAATATATCAAATTATGTTTAAATAATTTTAATAATGTTTTAAAAAATAATTATAATTTATGTTTTAAGAAAATAATTTATTTCTTAACTTCTGTTACTAATTCGTGTTTTGGATTATGAAAATTTGATTCTCGAAAAGGTTTAATATGAGGATTTAATAATTTTTGCATATGAAAAAATGTAATTTCATCATCATCTGTTACCCTTAATAACTTTTTAATAACATTATCAGGTCTAATAATACGTCCATTTACTGGATCTTTCAAATTATTTGATGCCACATATGCATTAATATTTTTTGTTACTTCAGTTCTACTCATTAGAGTTCCATGCTCTATTTTTAAAAAATCACACATTTCATTTGAAATGTCTGTTGGTTTTGCAAACCCACTAGGACTTGCACGAGCCTTTTCTTTACGTTGGCGTTCTTTTTTTAATATCTTTTCTTTTTTATCATCTTCTTTTTGAACCAACTTAAATAAATTTTTTAAATCTTTAATTGATTTATCAAGACCTAAAATACCATCATATAATTCATAAAGTTTTGATTTTTCTTTTGGTTCTTCCACTTTTACTTCTTCTTCTTTATTTTTATCATCTTTTTTATCATTTTTTTTATCATCTTTTTTCTTTACTACTTTTTCACTTACCTTTTCACTTACTTTTTCACTTACCTTTTCACTTACTTTTTCACTTATTTTATCTGGAATTTTTTTTGATGGCATTTTCTTTTTAATACTATTAATTTTATTTATCTTTATATACTTTATTATTTAATTTATCTAAATAACTTATTAATACATTATATTCTTCTTTAGAAATATTTGAAATATTTTCTTTTTTCGGATTTATTAAATTTATTTTTATTATTAATTTTCCACCATTTAATCCTCTATTTTTTTTTATTATATTATTATCATTCATTTCATCAACTTTTATTCTTACATCATTACCATCTATATGACTAAATATATATTTAAAACCTTTATAATATTGATAATGATTAATTCCTATATTATATATTAAATCAACTTTACCATTATTTTTTATTATATGATCATAATTATTATCACTTTCTAATTTAAAATTTATCATTATATTCACTTTTATTCCATTTATATCTTTTTCTATTATTTGTTCCGGAAATTTATTACAATCTACACTCACATTTACTGTTAATCCATATATATTTACATTTTCTTCAAATTTTCTTTTATGAATTAAATCATAATATGATACTTTTACATTTGTTTTTAATAAAGATTTTACACTATTATAATTCTTAAATAAATTTGATGCTACACCACTAAACATATTAAAATAATCTTTTAAATTTTCACTATTATCAAAACCAAAACCTAAATCTTCCATATTTATATCATTCAATTCATCCATTATATTATTATCTATTAATTTTTTATATGCTTCGGATGATTCTTTAAATATCTTTTCACACTTATCTTTTTCATTTTTTTCTAAATTTGATGTTTTATCCGGATGATTTTTTAATGCTATTGAATGATATGCTTTTTTTATATCATCATCTGATGCATTACTATTTAAACCCAATATATTTAAATTTTTTGTTCTAAACATTTATTAATTTTATATAAAAAATAATCTCTTTTTATATATATATATTATATAATACTATAAATAGATTTATTATAATTTAATTATATATATGAATTTATTATATTATGGTTCAAATGAAATTATTAATGATTATGTTATTAAATTATATAATAATGATCAATTAAATATCAAAATTTATTATTATAAAAATTTTAAATATTTTTATAATAATAATTTTATGCTATTTTATACTATTAATATTACACTTATTGAATATATTAAAAATATTATTGGAACACAAACTATTAATAATATAAAAAGAAAAATAATTATATTTAATATCGAATTAATGGATTTTGATACTAAAATTGCATTTAGAAATATTTTAGAAAAATATTTTTTTACAACAGAATTTATATGCACAACTATTAAATTATCTTTTATTGATAAACCTATTATTAGTAGATGTTCTCTTATCAGAATACCTATTGATAAAAAATATTTAAATACACTTACACCAGCATCTGAAATTACTATCAAACCTACACTATTTGAAATTAAAAAACTTGTTAAAAAATGTAAAAAATTTAAATTATACAATATTATTATTGATTTATTAAATATTACACCATATAAAAATATATTTATTATTTATGCTTCTAATATTGAATATCAATATCTTTTTCATAAAAATATTAATATTGCTATTGAATCTTTATTTTTAATTTGTTTTTATCCACCCAAAATTAAAAATAATATTTAATTCTTATATAAACATTCTATATATCTTAATTATATTAATAATATAATGAAAAATAAAATTTCTTATTTAACTTACAATATTAAAAACTCTTCTCTATATATTTACCAAAACTGTGACAATAAAACTAAATTTTATCTTATTTCTTCACTTAAAAATTTTATCAACAAATTAGATAATATATATTTTTCTATTTTAAATAAAAAATTAATTAATAAATTTAATATATTTACCAATAATATTATATATTTTTTTATTATTTTATTACTTTATTATAAAGTTATTACTGTTTAATTATTTTTTATCTAAAATATTTATATAATTTTTTTTATCTAAAATATTTATATATTTTTTTTATCTAAAATATTTATATATTTTTTTTTAATATTTTTCCCTTTACACTATCACTATAACCTTTTATTTTAAAATCTATATAATTATGCTCTTTTAAATGACATTCATTACATATTGGCAATAAATTATCTTTTATATTTTTTACTTTTGTATTATCAACACTTTGATATACAATATGATGAGTCTCACTACTATTATTTTTTAAACATACTTGACATATATCCATATATAACTTATTATTATAATTTGATCTTTTTAAATTTAAATAATTCTCATTCTCATCACATAATCTTTTTCTTATTTTTTCGGCATTTAATAAAAATACTTCATCCATTTTTAAATATCTACATATATTTATACCATACAATTTATCACCTTGACCATCATCCAACTTTCTATCAAATATTATATTATCATTATATATTGATATTTTCATATGTTTTATCATTATCTTTTTATCATCTTTTATTTCTTTTATATCTGTCAATTCATGCAAATGAGTTGCAAATATAAATGTTGATTTTAATTCTATTAATTTTAATAAACTTGATGCTACTATTGATATACCTGATATATTTTCTGTTCCAGCACATACTTCATCACCTACAACCAAACTTCTATTATTTGCTTTTATCATTATATTTGATAATTCACTCATCTCTTTTAAAAATGATGATTGACCTCGATATATATTATCTTGACTACTTATTCTTGTAAATATTGCACTATATGGACTATATTCTAATTCATCACAAAATACATACATTCCACATTGAGCTAATATTATATTTATTCCTATTGACTTCATTAAACAACTTTTTCCAGATGAATTTATTCCATATAATAATATTCCATTTTCATTTAATGATATATCATTCTTTATACATACCTTTTCTTGATCCACTATTATTGGATTACGTAAACCCTTTATTTTTAAATAACTACTTTCACTTTTGAACACTTTTGGTTTATTTAAATTATACTTTTTTACATTTAATACATTACATATTAATATATCATATTCACCTATTTTATTTATTAATTTATTTATATTTTCAAACATTGAATCACCGAATTCTTTTATGAAAATTTTATAATATTCATTACTTTTTTTTATTAATTCATCTTTTATTAATAATATATCATTCGTTATATTTCTTATATTTTCATTTGTTATCTTTACATTACTTTCATTCTTTTTTTCTATATTATAAACTTTCATTATATCACTATTTAACTTTTTTGCTGTTTCATACCTATTTTTTGTCATTACTATATATATCAAATCTTTTGTTGATTCTATCTTACATTGAGTATATTTTTCACCTATTTCTGATATTTCTTTTACTATATTTTCCAATTTTTTATAATTATTTTCATAATTTTCTTTTAATTTATCTAATACATCATTATAACCTACTTTAAATGGTTTATCATTATTTAAATTTTCTATATCTAAACATTCATATTTTTTTTCTATATCTTCTATTATTTTTTTATCTTCATCAAAATATTCAAATAAATTTTTTGAATGCTTTATTGATATATCAAAATTTTCCCATTCAACTGGAACTAATTTCATTGATACTATTTTTCTATATATTCTTTCAATATCATAAATTTGTTTTAAATCTTTTATTGGTTCAGATAAATCTTCATTTAAAAAATTTTCTATACTATTATATTGATTTTTTAATTTTTTTACATTTGTTATTGGATATATTAACTTTCTATACATACATCTACGACCTACTGCTGTTATACATTTATTTATTATTTTATATACTGATCTCTCATTATAATCTATATAATTTATTTGAATTGCTGAATCATGATCCATTTTTAATATATCATCATTATCCAAAAATATTGGTCTTTCTATATTTTTTATTATATCCGGATTTCTTTCATAAATAAATTGAATTCCATTCACTAAACCTATTAAACCTATTGGATACTTATCCATACATAAATATGATATTATATCTTCCATTGACTCATGATTATACGCTTTTATTAATAATTGCTTCTGATATTCTACCCTTTTTAAATCTTTATTCATTTTACCTATCTTATTTTGAATTATATAATCATTACCAAATAAACTTAATATTTTATATTCATATTTATCTAATTTATTCAAACTTACCAATAATACTTCACGAGCTTTATGAATTGTTATTATTCTTAATATATCATTCATTACTCTATTTATATCCTTTATATCATCATGACTTTCTAATATAAAACATTTATTTGTTAATACATTTATTATAAAACAACCTAATGATAAATAACCATTATTTTCTTCTAAATAAAATATTAATAAATTTGCTACTTCATCCTTACAATTTATATTTGTTCCCGGAGATATTATCTCTTTTAATTTTCTTACTTCCTTTCCATCTATTGTTTGTTCTCCTATTTGATTATATATTATACATGTATAACCCGTATTTGTTAAAATATTTGCATATTTATTTAAAATTTCTATCTTAAATCCTGCCATATAATAACCACATTTTTTATTTGCTACATGTAATTGAGTTATATCACTTATTTTTCTTATATCTATATTATCATCTTCACAATTTGAATATATTTCATAAAAACTTCCCACCTGCATTAATAATATTGTATTTTCACCATATAAACTTTTATAATAATTTGTTTTTTGAACATATAATGGATATATTTTTTTTAAATATTTTTCATCACTTTCATGAGACATTAATATATATATATATATATATATTCTTTATATATATTATTTTTTTTTTCTAAACACACCTGAGTAAAACACCACAAGCTAACAATTATAGCAATTGAAATTATTCAACAATTAGTTTTTAATATCCTAGGAACCAGATGAAAGATTTGGAGAAAGGAATTGAGGATAACAGGAATAGTGTAGTAAAATAGTGGTGTTTATACTAAGATTATTCCAAGGGGGGGAGGGGACCTTTATTTTTCATACTTTTTTAACTTTTTCTTTTTTTAATTTTTCTTTCTTTAATTTTTCTTTCTTTAATTTTTTTTTCTTTAATTTACCACCATTTTTTGGATTTAATAAACTATTTATTTTAAATATTAAAAATCCATCTTCATCTTTATTTATTTTTATTTTATTTATTTCTTTTAAAATTATTTCATGATTGTCTTTTAAATATTTTAATTTTTGTTTCAATGATAAATTATTAAATTCTTCATTATTAATATTTATTCCTAATATTTCTATTTCTAATTTATTTATTATATCAATTATTTCTTTAACTTCTTTTTCTATTAAAAATATATCATATTTTTCTTGAAATGCATCTAAAATTTTTTGTACTTCTTTTTCTATTTTAATATTATTAATATTACTTAAATTATTTTCTACATATTTTTGAAGTTTTAATGTTCTTCTAAAATAATTATCTTTTCCATGATCACTATAATATTTAATTAAACCATACCTAAGTAAATATATTACGTTTTTTGAAAATTCAACTATTTTATCCTTATGTTTATGAAAGTTATTAAATATTGTAGATTCGGTCGTGTCTTCTATTCTATCTTCTTTTTTATTTTGAAATGTACGAACATTTTTTTTATGATCAAATCTTAATCTACTAATATTTTTCTCTTTTACACATTGATAATTATTACATTTATATTTATATTTACTTCTATTTCCAAGAAGCAATTTTTCATTTAAAACTTCACACTGATTATCAGTTTTACATTCCAAAATTTTTGGATTTATTTCTTTTTTAAAATCTTTTAACATTTGTTCAAATTCTAAATTTTTTTCCATATTTTTTTTATATTCTGGATTTTCTTTATCGGTAGGTGTGTTATTTAGTGATTTACGTCCTCTTTGTGATGATCTACCATTATACATTTTACTCCTTTTATAATATATATATATATAAAAAAATTTATAAATTTATAAATAAATATAATATATATATATAAAATGTTATTAGAAAAATTTGAAAAAATACATAAAATATATAAAAATGTATATATTGAAAATTTTTTTGAAGAAGGGGCTGGAGTAGCAGGAGCAGCAGGAGCAGGAGGAGCAGCAGCAGCAGGAGATGGAGATGAAGGAGATGAAGATGAAGGAGATGGAGATGAAGGAGATGGAGATGAATCAGAATTAAATGAACATTTAAAAAAAAATTTATTATATTATATATTAATTTTTATAATTTTATTAATATTTATATTATTAATTATATATATAAATATGTCTAAAACTAATTTACAACATAATAATCAAAATAATAATGAAAATAATAATCAAATGCAATATAATAATCAAATGCAATATAATCAATAACAAAAGTATAATTAAATATTTATATATTTTTTAATATCATTTATTTTATCTATATTATAATTTAATAATATATTATCTAATTTAATCCACCATTTATCATTTATATATTTTTTATTATTTTTAAATATATTTAATAATTTTTTTGATTTCCATTCACTATTTTTTATTGATTTTTCTATATCTTTATTATAATTATTTGTTAAATATGGTCTAATATATCTTTCATTACTTAATTTTAATAACCATTCATTTAAATTTTTATTATTTGAATATTTAATTGGAATATTTTCCCATAAATCTATAAAATTAATATAATTATAAGATGGACATTTTAAAAAATTTTCTTTTTTATCAAGAAAAATATCATTATTATCAATAATTAATAAATTACAATTATTGATATTTTTAATTTTTTTACTTATATTTTTAATTGATTTATAATAATTATTATTAAAATATAAACAATCTTCTCTTGTTAAAATAGGTCTATTAAATTTAATATTACAATTTTTTTCTATCCATTTAATTTCTTTTAATGCCCAATCTTTTTGACTTGCAGTATATACATATATTTTTATATCTGGAATAGTTTTTTTTAAATTATTAATAAAATTAGTAAATCCATTTCTTATTAGATGAGTTTCTTCATTATAATGATTACCACTTATTACAGATTTACATGTTTTTACACATAAATTATATAATAATAATTGATAAGTTATATTACCTATTATTGTATTATCTAAATCCAAAATTAAAATATTTGACATTATTATTTAGTATTTAATAATATTTAATTACATTTCTTTCTTAAAATATTGTATCTTTTATACACTTCGTTAGTTATATATTTAATATTTGTAGACATTTCATTATCATATATTATATAACTATCTTGATTACTATTATCAAATATTAATATTTTAATTTTATTATTTCCTATAAATTTATTATTTTTTTCATTTTCTTTGATAAAATTAATTAAAATTTGTATAATTTCTTCTAAATCTTTTTTATATATTTCAAATCTTATATCAGGAAGACGGGGTATTGAATTAATATTGGTTCCTTTTGTTTTTTCTATTAACCATTGATTAAATTGATTTAAAGCTCTTGATTTATTTCTTTTAATTAATTCACATATATCTAATACTGACCATGCCATAATTATTTTATAATCTACTAATTCTTTTTCATAATTTTTAAATAACCAATTTGGGAATTTTGTTCCAGTTGTTTCTAATAATATATTATTATTATTTTTTATTGCTTGATCTAAATTTTTATCATTTAATTCATCACAAGATAATTTTACTCTTTTTGACATTCTACTTGTAATTTTTGTAAAATTAGATTTTTTAAATATTGTATTATCTTCAAAATTATTACATTTATCTCTATTAGTATCTCTAAAATTATATAATGATGTTCCTTTTATACAATCGGTACAATGTCTATGTTTTGTATAAAAATATCCAAATTTTTTTATTATATCAATATGTTTATGACTATTTTTAATTATATCTTTAAATTCATTTACAGTATTTTTTTTCAATAAATCATCTAAATAATTATTTATATCTTCAATATAACCTATATTTTTTTCTACTAAATCATCTATTAATATTGATTTATAATTTCCTTCTTTAAATTTATTATTAATAGCTAAATATTTAGATATTTTAGTAGGTAATGAACCTTTACCAGAAGCAGTAGGACCTAATACTATTAATAATATACTTTTATCTATATATGAATCTTTAAATATTAATTTTTTATTTTTTTCTAATTTTTGAGATTTTTTAGATGTTTTTAAATCAAATGTTTTTTCTAATTTTTCTAATTTATTTAATTTTTCTAATTTTTCAAAATCAAATGTTTTTTCTGATTTTTCTAATTTTTCTAATTTTTCTAAATTTTCAAAATCAAATATTTTTTTAGATTTATTCATTATATTTATTATAACTCACCATAATTTTTTAATGCTTCATATGAAACATTATTTTCAGCATCTTTTTTAGATACACCTTTTCCACTACCTAATATATTATTATCACGATCTTTAACAATATAACTAAATATTTTTTGCATATTATTTTGAATAATATTCGTTTCAAAATATTTTGGAACATCTTGATATCTATTTTGCATATATAATATTAACATATCTTTATAATTAGTATTTTTTAATATTAAATCAACCATATCAATATTTTGTTCTATTATTGATATAATCCAGTTTTTTACAATATTTATATCATTACTATCTAAAAATAAAGCACCTATAAATGCTTCAAATATATCCTCCATTATTTTATAATTTTCTCTTCCATTTATATCTTCAATTTGTTTTGATATTATTGCAAATTTTGAAAAACCTATACAATTAGATAAATATCCTAACATTTTACCATTTACAATTTTTGTTCGCATTTTTGATAAAAATCCTTCAGATTGATCTGGATATCTATTATACATATATTCAGCTATTGTAAAACCTAAAATAGAATCACCTAAAAATTCTAATCTTTCATATGGTAATTCTTGTAATGGTAAACATTTATTTGGACAATTTATATTACTACGTTCAAAATCTGAATTTTTCATACAACAATAACTTTTATGAACAAAAGCATTTCTAAATAAATTTATATTTTTAAAATCATATTTTAAATTTTGATTTTTAAAAAAAATATTCAAATCATCTTCCATTATTAATACATTTTTTATATTAAATGGTAATAGAATTTCACTTACTTCTTGTGTTTTATTATGTATATTTGTTAATTTTTTCATTTTTTCATAAATAATATATATTTACTATATTATAATATTTCTTTATATAAAAAAAAAATAATTAAATAATTAAATGAAAAAAAATACAATCAAACTTTTTTCAAATAATTTATGTTTTTCAAATTTAATTATTAAAAAACATAAAAAAATAACTTTATATCTTGAATTTAAAAATGTTTTATTTAATATACAAGATTGGAATCATTTTATTTTAAATATAACAAATTTTTATAATAATTATACTTTTGATTCAAATTATAAAATTAAAATTAATTTAACAAATTCAAATATTTTTGATATTTCTAAATATTATGAAATTATTAATTTATTTATTAATGATAATTATATTAAAAATATTAATAAAACATTTTTAATTTGTATTGATATAATTATTAATAATACTGTTATTACAAATTTTTTAAATAAAATTATTACTTATTATAATCCTATTTATAAAATTAATTTAATTTATTCTGATTAATTACTAATTCTTTTCCAACTTTTCCAGATTTTAATACATATCTACCAGATTTTGGATTTAAAATCTTATTATCATCTACTACTATTTCAGGTTCATCCCATTTATCTATTATATCTTTCCATTCTAAAAATGTTTCAAATTCATTTCCATTATTTTTTAATAATTCTAATTTAAATATAATATCTTCTTTAATCATATTAATCTTATAACTATAATTTAAATCATTTTTATAATGCATATCTATATACTTATTTCTTGATCCTTGATATAAATAACCATATTCGTTATGAAATAATTCTTTAATTTCTGGTATGAATATTTTATTCCATTCTTTATATAATGTATAATTACCAAAATCTTTATAACCATAAGAATCTTTCATATATAATAATGCACGTGCTATTATTCCCTTATCTGTATCTATTGGACAAAATAATTTTTCATCTTTACATATTAAATTACCATTTATATTTATTATATTTTTATGTTTTTTATTTAATTCACTATATTTATAATTTGATCTTAAAGCATTCATATTATAATTTGATGTATATATATTATGTATATCATAATTATGACTTATATTCTTAATATAAGATTTTGGATATATATGTTCTAATGTATTAAAACTATTATAAAATAAATTACTATATAATAATGGAATAATATTACTATTTTTCAATATATTTTTTGTTATTTTACTTAATTTCATATTATTTATCATATATATTTTTTTATATATTAATATATAAATAAAATATAAAATATGAAAATGTATTTTTTATTTATCATTTTTTTTTCATTTTTACCATTATATTATAATCTAATTATGAATATTGGAGCAACTGGATTATTATTACCATACACATTAGGAATTTTAGGATATATCAAAAATAATACTAATATTAATAAATATAATTCTAAATTTATTGGTACATCCGGTGGGAGTTATTGTTCTTTATTATATTGTCTTGAAGATAATATATTTAATCATGATTCACTTTGGAATATATTTTTTAATAATAAAAATTCAAAAGTTTATATTTATAAAAATTTACATATTTATCAAAATAATTTAATAAATACACTTATTAATAAATACACAAATAAAAATATATCTGAATTACCTATAATTATTGTTGTTAATAAATATAAATTTTTAAATTTAAAAAATCAACATATTTGTAATTTTAATGATATTAAAGATTTAATATATTATTGTCATTGTAGTTCATATATTCCTTTTTTATCTGGATATAAATTTTATTATAAATATAATAATTCTAAATATGTTGATGGAGCATTAATTCATAAAACTATAATTAATAATTCTAATATACTTAATATTAATTATAATATGTGGGGTAGAAATTATTATCCATACTTTACTATATATATTGATTATAATATATCAAATAAATTATACCAAGAAGGTTGGAATGATACAAGAGATAATTTTCATAAAATTTCACATTTATTTTAAATAATTATTTAAAATATTTATTAATATATATTTTATGTTCATTTTCTATTATTGATAATATTTTATTATAATCATTTATTAACAATAATTTTTTTTTTGATTTTATATTTTTTGTATTTAAATATTCCATTTTTAATACTTTATGTTCTTTTATTAAATATATTAATACTTTATCATTATTTTTAATATTATTATTTATATATGAATATGATAATTCATCCAATATATTTATACATTTACATATTGTTACTATATATTTATTGATATACGCTTTCCAATTATTAAATATTGTTTGAATATCATAAAACATTTTATTATATATATCATAAAATCAATCATTTTTACATCTTAACCAACTAAATAAATAATATTTATTTAATGAAATTAAATTTAAATATTTAATGTAAGTTTAACAGAATAATTATGATCATATTTTTATTGATAAATTATACTTTAGTGATCATATTTATAAATTAATGTAAGTTTAACAGAATAATTA